ATCAAATATAAAAATACATATAAAATATTAGAAATTGGTACAACAAGAGGCAGTGTTGATCATGCATTCAGTATCAAAGAATCAAAATATCAATTAGCACTATCAAATAGGTTTGACAAATTTGACTTTTATAAGCTAATTGTTAGTCCAACAACAGTGTATTCTGATCTAACTCTATCTATGGATGATTGTAGAGATATCATGTTATTGTATAGACTTGGTTTGACGATACAAGATGAGTGTAAAATTCTTGGATTTTTACCTGATTATGAATCAGAAGACTTAGATTATAAGAAGAATGATATAAAACAGTTGATTGACAACTTTGAAATAGAATACAATTCAAAAGATGACTTGCTAAACTGTTTTGATGAAGAAGTTAAAGAAACACAATACGTAAAACAGCTTATAAAGACCTCTATAAAGATGATAGAGAACAGAAAAGTTGAAGATAAATCCATTGGATTCTACAATCACTTAATTGGAACTAGAAATGATACTAAGCGTGTTTGTCCGATGCCTTTCTTAATACCCCTCAGTGTTTCTGATGATAGCAATTTTACAATACCATATATCTGCTTAGGGGGAGAATTGCAAACTGCAATCAGTAAAGTTTGGATGTACGCAAGACAAAAGTCTATTGATTCTAAATTTTTGCAAAATGATTATTTAGAGGGGAAATGTGTTGGATATGAATCATTTGAGAGATCAAAAAAACGTGCCAAATCAAATAAGAAAGAGATGATGTTCTTGCCTGAGCTAGACGAAAATGAATGGTCATCATTATCATCAGAATATGGCCTAAGAAATAAGAAGTACAAAAATAAGATTAAAGATTCTAATGGTTTTTCTTTGGATGTTGATACACTAGACATACAGCATTTCTTAAACAACAAAAATGTCTTTTTAACTATTGAAGATTATGTCCTGACAGACAGATTAGTGCATTTCTTGAAATCTTATGTTGATTTAGAACATGTTGGTATGCCTGCCTTATTAGAGTTTTCTAGAACTAAAATTGGTCAATTTCTATTATTCATATCTTGCTTGGGTATAGAAATATCAATAAATTCTAACACGAATACAAGTAATGGCATGATGATATTGACAAATATTAGACCATACAATATTCCATTGATTATTAGCAATTCTGGATCTTCAAAACATATATTTTACTCTATAATGATAAATGAGGATAATATTCTAGACGAAGTTGGTTTGCCATTTTCATCTTTATTTTCTTGTTTGCCAGGATTTAAGACAAATGGCTTTAATTCAACTAGATCAGGAGATCTTGGAAATATGATAACAGCATTTACCAAAGGTTTTTCATTGTTTGTCTGTTTTAAAGAGATAGACAATTTAGGGCTAGATGCAGAACTTAGACTTAAAACTGATTATCTAGCTTCCATACTAGTTATGTTAGAAAATAAAGAAGCAACATCTTCATCACTATCAAATGTTAGATATATGTATATGAAACAAGTTTGTAATTCTGATGATGATCCTCTAGTAGTCTGTAAAAAGTTTCCCAAAATTGTTAGAAGTAGATTGCTAATATTCTTCATGAATAAGATTGAAAGTTATTTTAACAAGAATGATGGAGCAATAGTGAAACCTTTGGATCATGTTGGTTATGATGACATAACAGAAGAAGACCAACTAGATGTGTCTAATGATCAAATGGATGGGCTGTTATCCTTCATAAGTGGTGATTCCATTTCATTTGAAGTAGCCTTAAACTTATCATATTTCAGTGTTTTAAGAGATAAAGATAAAGATGATATAACTAGTTCAAATAGGAAAATATTTGAAAAAGTATTAAAGGAGGAACTCAATATGAGGAAGACTAGAGATAACTTCATATCACCTAATATTATGCCAGAAGAAATAAATCCAAATGAGCTACAATCTCATGAGTTTTGTGCAAGTCATGTGGAAAATATTGCTAAATGCGCTAAAGATGTGATGAGTAGCAGAGGTTATAATGAAGTTAGATTTCAGGAAAAAGTAATTAATGATTTAGCTAAGACAACTTTTGAAGAACTTGCTACTATGAAAGCATCTGCTGAGTACAAAGATATCACACTGAATCTAGACATTGGTAATTATGAGCCAAAGAAAAGAATTAAAGCTATTAGTGGAATATTTAGAGTGCTAGATGAATT